TGACATTAAGGCCGGAATCGTCAACCGGAGGATCGTATGTCGGCACGGGCCACACGCCGGGAGTTGTCGGCGGTGTCCACGGTTGGTTTCGCATTCCCGCAAGCGGATCGGTCGGTGCGAGCGTCGGATCGTAAGCCAGCACTTCGCCGTCAGGTCCGTAGTATTCCGGTCTCGATGGGTCGTAGGGGTTGTAGTTCGCGTCAAGGCCGTAGTCGTCCGGCGGCGGTTCCGGCAACGGCGGCGCGGGCGGGAGCAGGTTGCCGGTTGGCAAGGTCGATGTCGATGGTCCGTAGATACCGGCACTGCCGCTCGGAGGCTCAGGCGGTGGAGGCAGCGGCCGTCCCGTCGGGCCAAGCGATACTGGCGCGTAGCCAGCCGAATCTTCGGGATTCGCCTGAAATGTGCTGTTGGGGTCGCCGCCTCCGCGTGGTGGATTCAGCGAGGGCGGAGCCATGTCCGTTGAGTATCGCGGATTCGGGGCTGGCGGCAGTGCCCGTTGCCGTGCCGCATCATTTTGCCGTTGCGTCTCGCGACGGTATTCCTCCTGTTGCCGTTGCAGTTCGAGACGCTCCGCCTCCTGCGCCTCCCACGCTTGACGGATTGCGTACTGCTCGCGAGTTTCGTCCGGTCGTCGTGCCATCGTCTCGTCTCCTTTAACCCCAAACCTCACCCTGAATCCCGCTCACTCAGCCGCCGATGGAGGTCGATGATCTGCATTTGCTGATGCTCGACTGTCTGCCACAGCGCCGTGACCAACTCGCCCAGGCTGCGAGAGCCTGCCTTCCACTGCTCGCGCCCAGGCATTGACGGCATGTGCCGATGCTCACGGGTGAATTGTTCCGTCTCCTCAATGCTCCACAGCCGGGCATTCCCCCACAGCCCCTCGTCTTCCGGTCGCACCTTGCCGTCGTAGCGGAGGTCCCAGAGAAAATCTGAAAGCAGCGTATTGTCGTCGTAAACTCCAGTTGCATTGAGTGTCCCTGCCCCCTTATCGCCGCCAGTTGGAGCGCCAATGTTGACGCCGCCCGACCCAAAAATAGTGACTACTTTCGTTCCTGTTGCGAATGTGCTGGCATCGGCCGTGTTGTTGGCGTAGAAGTACATCGGGCCAGTGCCATATGCTCCCGTCCGTTCCACGACAATTCCCCACTTCGGAGCGTAGGCAGTCGTCTCTGAGTTGTGCGCAACCTGAAAGGCGTAACCCGCTGACCCGGACGTGGCGTTGTCGTTCTGTGCGAGAAATTGCGCCGACGTGGCCGTTCCATTTGCCTGATATGCGTGAACCGTTTGCAGGTTTGTCGCCGTGCCAACGGAAACTGTAGTCGCACTTGCTGCCCCCAGCACGGGAGTTACTAAAGTCGGCGACGTTGCAAACACCAGTGCCCCGCTGCCTGTCTCGTCGGAAATCACACCGGCAAGTTGTGCGGAGGTCGTGGCCGCAAACACGCTCAGATTGTTCGCCGTCAACGCCACGGTGCCGGTTGTCGCGGGGAGTGTGATCGTGACGCTTCCGGCGGCGGCCGTCGGCACTAAGAGTGCGTAACCGGATGTACTGCCTTCCAATTTCAAGTTGCCACTGCGAGTACCAGCAACTCCCAGATCAAGCGTACACGTTGTTTGCCCGCTACTGAAAATTCCGGTTGTTACTGCGAAGCGAGCCGATGTACCACCTACTCCTCCACTGGGTGCCGTCACTACTGTCCACGTAGATGAACCGGAGCCGGTAGAGTCTCCTGTGTTCATTACGATACTTCCGCCATTACGATTAGTTCCCGTCCCCGCCGCCGCCGATCCTGCGCTGATGGTGAGGCCATCAGCATCAACATCGGTGATTGGATTGTCTAACTCAATGAATCTCTGTGATCCGGCATACGGAATAACCACCCCCGGTGCCGTAAACAGGCTTGACACCACGATGCTGGTTGCTGTGGCGGCACCAAGTACAGGAGTCACCAGCGTCGGCGATGTGGCGAACACCAGAGCTCCTGTGCCGGTTTCGTCCGTGACGGCGGATGCAAGGTTCGCGCTGGAAGGCGTAGCAAGGAACGTGGCGACATTGGAGCCGAGCCCGCTGATTCCGGTGCTCACCGGGAGTCCTGTGCAATTGGTGAGCGTGCCGCTTGTAGGCGTGCCCAAAACAGGGGCAACGAGAGTAAGAACTCCCGTGCTGGAATTGAACGTGAGATTTGCGTTTGTCTTTGGGCCGAGGTCTCCAGTCGCCGCCGTGAAGAATCCGATGAAGCAGGTTGTGTCCGTCGCTTCATTGGCGACCGTTACCGTGGCGGGGGTTGCGTGCGAGTGCAATGTGGTCGCCCCGCCATCCGTGAGGTCCGTCCAGTTCGTGCCGGTGAAGTTCGCGGAGTCGAGGTAGTACGCTCCACTCTGACTGTCGAGCAGATCGGCATTCAGGTTCGTCACGAGCGTCGTGCTGGCGATGACGAGCGGTGCCGTCCCCGTCGCCACGTCGCTTTCGAACGTCTGTGCCCGAATCTCCACGGAGCCAGCATCCCAATCGGCGGACAATCCGCGCGTGCCGTCTGCCAGCAGGAACGCCGTCTCGTCCTTGCCGTCCACCTTGTCGGCGTTCAGGTTCGTACAGACGGTCGTGCTGGCAATCGCCAGCGGAGCAGTCCCTGTCACCACGTCGCTCTCAAAGGTTTCCGCCCGAATCTCGAACGATCCGGCATCCCAATTCGCAGTGAGCGCGACCGAACCATCCTTGTTCAGGTAGGCGGCGTGCGTGTGCAGAGTCGTTGCGCCGCCGTCCGTCAAATCCGTCCAGTTGGTCCCCGTGAAGTTTGCCGAATCGAGGTAATAGGAGCCGGTTTGATCGTCGAGCAGGTCCGCGTTGAGATTGGAGACTTTGGTCGTGGACGAAATCACCAGCGGCGCGGTCCCCGTCGCCACGGTCAGCGTCAACTGGCCGACGTTGTTGATCGACGCCTGCTCGGTGATTGCTCCGCCAACGTCTCGCGTCGAGAAACGAATGATGCCGCCGACTCCGGTGGTTGTGTCGGCGATGGTGCCGGTGGAGTCGAAGGTGATGCGGGCGGCTTCGACGTAGGTTCCGGTTGCCCCAACGTATCCGTACCCAGACAGATACAGCAGGTCGTCTCCGGTTGTGATGGCGGTCGGAGATGCCACTGATCCGCGTGATTTCTTCGCGGAAACGAGATAGGCAGTTGCCCCGGCGATCCCATAAGTAATCGTCAGCCCGGTCGTGACGGAAATTTGATAGTCGGTATTTGGGTTGAGCGTTAGTGTTTGAAATGTCGGCGTTGCCGACGTATGCAAATTCTGCGGCGTGCTCAACACCACGGTCGAACCAGCCCCGTTGTCTGTCACCGTGATCTGATTGCTGGTCCCCGTCAGCACCCGCTCATTCGTCAGCGTGCCGTTTGTCGAAAGCGTGACGTAAGTCGCGTCCGCCGGAGCACTCGCTGCCAGCGTCTCAAACGTCGGCAACGCACCGGCCCCATTGCTGGTCAACACCTGCCCGGCAGTCCCCACGCTGGCAATCGACTGCTGCGCTCCCGTCGTCGTCGTGCCGCCGCAGATGACCGCATACGCCGTATGGCTCGCCCGCCCGGTCCCACCGTAGGCCACGCCGATGACCGAGGCTGTCCATGTCCCGGTCGTCACCGTGCCCAACGTGGTAATCGACGTGCCGCCGCTGTAGCTGCCGCCGATGGTTGCCGTCAGAACCCGCGTCGTGGAGTTGAAATCGAAGTCCACCCCGGTCGCCGTGTCCTGATACGTGACTTCCCACGACGACGGAGGCGCACCGTCCGACGTGCTCGTGGCGAGCATCACCTTTTGCGACGCCCGCCGCACGCTGGCTTTCGTCGTGCCGCGGGGAACGTGAGATAGCCGTCGTGTCATCGTCCGGCGCTCCTTCCCATCGACTTGATGACCGCTGTCGCCTGCTCAAACTGCCACTTGCGGTCGAGAGTCTCGTTGATCAGTTGCAGGTACATCGCCCGCCCACTGGCTCGCCGGCGCTCGGGATATTGCTTTGTGCTGGTCCACGTTCCGCTCATAAATGCCGTGGACGATTCCGCAATATCGGCCGAGTTCCCCACAAACACGTCGTAGGTGATGTCGCTCGACGATTCGCCCAGGTCGATCCGCAGTTCGTCCAAGCGGAACCGCTCGCCGGAACTCTGGATGATCGGACCCAGCAGAACCCACGACTCAATCGCCACCCCATCGTCGTCGTCCGCCGCGTAGTCGATCTTGCGGATGTAGCCGTCCTGGCATCCCAGCAAAATCACCCGGTCCGCCGGTGCGTCGCCGTCCAGAATGTGCGTGCAGATCGGGTTGTGCGCCTGCGTGGCGAACGATTCTGGCCACAACGCCCCGTGCCGCACGTCGAACACGTAATGATCGACCGTCGAGCCGGAAGTCGGCGTGATGAAGATCAGGACATGCTGGCTGTAGTCGTCCCATTCGAGACGCACCACGTCGGTCGTCAGGTTCACCTCGTCGGCCAGCCGCTTTTCCAGCGACTTGTCGGAGATACGGACGGGGAGCGCACCCGGCGTCATGGCGAACAGCCCGCCCCGCGAGCCGAGGAAGTAGATGACGCCAGAAGAATCCTTGCACCACGGCTTGCCGAATGCCATGCCGATGGTCTGGCTGATGTTGTCGAACACGCCGCCCGCCGCCGGGTCGCCGGTCATCTGCCAGATCGAATGATCGCAGCCGAACAGCAGCAGGTCGTCGCCGCACGGAATCATCGTGTTCACGATGTCGGGACTCTTCCCCGCCTCCGCGTTGTTCCCCGCCACGGCATCCGTGTAGGTCGATGCCGCGTAGTTCCAGTCCGTCGCGTCACCCACCTTGGACATGAACCAATTGTGTTCGTCGCCGATGATGCCGGACAGCACGATGCGGCTGCGCCACTGGCAAATCAGCCGCGGCTTGTTGGAGCCGTTGGCCGGGATCGTGCCGGCGGATGCCGTCCACGCGGCGACCGTGTTTGTGGATGCCGTCCACTTCTTGTAGTTCGTGCCGTCCGCGAAGTAGAGCACGCCGAACAGTTCCGCACTGTCGAGGTACACCGTCGTGGCGTCCAGTGCCGACGTGCCGTTCGTCGCCAGCGTGAAGCCAGCCGACGTGAAGCTCTTGACCGTCCCCTGCGAGACGGCGACGGCGGCAATCGACCGCAGGCTTTGGGACGTGCCCTCCGCCACCGAGTAGGCGACGTGATTGATGTGCTGAATGTCGTTCGTGCCGCTCAATTGGGAAGCAACGTATTTCGAGATGCCCGGTCGGCTGGCCCCGCGCATCCGGCCCGTGGTGTGATCCCAGGTACGGACGTTCAACGAATCAACTGTCGTGGGAAGGCGAATCTCATTATCCATCCACTGCTTGTGGTAACTCCCATGCTCAGAGCACCCCCCCAACGGCCATGCCAGTGTGATTTGTTTGGATTTTCCCATTTGACAAAGGCCACCACACGGCAGTAATCTATGTTATGGTTGCTCGTGCGAAACTTATCGGAAGAAGATTTTCAAGGCTCACGGTCTTGGAATACGCGGGGAGCCGTTCTGGAAAGTCGGCCTGGAGTTGCCTCTGTGATTGCGGACAAACATCTATCGCAACATCCGTCAGCCTGATTGGCGGCAAAGTCAAAAGCTGTGGCTGTCTCCGCCGCGACACGGCGAAAAAAATGGCTACAACTCACGGCGCAACTCGCGGTGCTAACCGGGCTGCTGAGTACACGATCTGGTCAGCCATGCGGCAGCGATGCACCAATCCCAAAGCCAGAAACTACGACATCTACGGCGGCCGCGGCATCACCGTCTGCGACCGCTGGGATTCCTTCGAGAACTTCCTCGCTGACATGGGGCCGCGCCCATCGCCTAAACACTCGATTGATCGCTTCCCAGATCAGAACGGGAATTACGAACCAGGAAACTGTCGCTGGGCAACGTGGAAGGAGCAGGCCAGAAACAGGTCCACCACGCGCTTTATTCAATATGCCGGTCAATCAAAGCCTCTTTGGCAATGGTGCGAAGAACTGGGACTCAACTACCGACAAACCGTAGACCGCTTTCGTCACGGATGGACGCCAGAACGGGCATTTACCCAGCCACCACGCCGATCACCGCGGTGATAACTCCCGTGCTCGGAGACGCCTCCGGCAGGCCAGGCCAGCGTGATCTGCTTTGCGTTTCCCATTCATGCCGTCGCCTGTCGCTGTTTCCGGGCGATGTCCACCCGTTCCTGCAACTTCGCCAGTTGCTCCTCCATCTTCCTCATCGCTGCATCGCTCACCGGAATGTGGTGGGCTTGCAGGTTGACCATCATCCCGACGATTCCCTGAAAACCGGTCGCCACATGCAGCCAGTGATCGACACCGCAGGGGCAGGTCACACTGCCGCCTCCAGCCGATCCAATCGGCGACGCAGGTCGTCATTCTCATCCTTGAGGAACCGGAGGGCGGCGAGTGCGAACGAACTGAGCAAACCGGCGGAAACGGCCTTGGTGTTGCCGACCATCCGCAGTTCATCAGGCAGGTCGTCGTACACGATGCCGACCCGTTCGAGTCCGTGGTCGTTGCCGTGACCGTTGTCTTCCCGGTACTTCCACGTCCGTGGCGTCAGCTTGTCGAGCATCGACGCGATCATGCTCTTCGGCGCGTCCTCGATGTTCTCTTTCCCGCGTGCCCAGCACATCGTATCGGTCCACGCCCCGGCGTTCGTCAGGAAGCAGTCCGACACCGACGTGGAAATCATGTAACTGTTCGAGATGGTCAACATCCCACCCGCCGCCGCAACCGCGTTGATATGCACCGCGGAAGCCGTGGTCAGAGTCATTGCCGATGTGTCGGTGAGTGTCAGCACGCCGACGTTGAGCATCGACCCGAGTTGTGAAGTCGTGGCGGTCCCGCCGGTGTATGTGATCGTCTTCGCCGCCAACTTGAGCGAAGGGTTCTCGTGCGCCGCCGTTTCGGACGCGATGGTCGTCGCGGGAGACGAGATAATCACGCCATTTACGTCCTTGACCGTATTGCGGGTATCCACGCCGATGATCTTCGTCGTCGCGTCGTAGACCTCCAGCGCCGCCGCCGTGTTGGCGAGAACCACCACATCGGAAGCCGCCGAAAACGTCAGATCGCCAGTAGTCAACGTCAGTCCCGCGGCACAGGTGACGAGCTGCGCTTGGTCGATGGTCAGCGCCGTCGTCAGCACAGAGGGTTGTGCATCCGTGGCCGTCTGGAGCCGAATGACACCCGCGATTCGGTCGGCGGCAATCGTCCCCGCCGAGTCGAAGATGATTGCGCAGGATGCGTTCCCATTCGAGTTGAAGTCCACGCCGTCGTCACCAAACGCCAGAATCTCGCCCAGGTTGTCGCCCGTGGTGATAATCCCGAACGTGCCGATGGTCGCGCTACGCGACTTGGCGAAGTACAGCCGCGGCGGGACCGCGTCGGCGCTCCATGCGGCGAGCAGCGCGGTCGAGTCCGCCGGAGCCGTGCCGTGCATCTGGAACTCACTCGTCACGGCACCTGCCGCAACCTGCGCCGCGTGGCCGATGATCACGCCCTTGCCGTTAGCGATGGTGAAGTCCGTTCCCGGCGTCAGGTTGATCTGCCCCTCTGCGGTAATAAGCAGCCTTTCCGTGAACACGGAGGGGGCCGCGTCGGTTGCCACATTGAAGCTGAGGTTGGCAGCACCGCGCGTTGTGGCGGGCGAACCCGCCGAATCTGCCCGAATGCTCGCGCCGAGGACGTACTCACCGGCGGCAACGGCAGAGTAAAACAAGATGGTGCCGAGATCGTCACCGGCGGTCACGACCGTGGGGGCCGCGACCGTTCCACGCGCCTTGCGGAACTCCAACACCGGACCCGTCGTAACGGCACCAACTCCGAACATTGCCACGCGCGGTTCCGTGACGCCGTTGTACAGGCCGAGATCGACGGACTCGACGGATTGACCAATGACGAGAACCGGCACGTCCACCGCACCGGCAGCCGGCAGTTGCAGCAGCAGGGCGTTGGCATTGGCGTCCGTGGTGTCGTAGGAGAAACGGGCGGTCGAGCCGGTGCCCAGACCCAGCAGCGCGTCGTCATCGAAGGCGAACGATCCGCCGGTCACGGCCACGGCGTCGAACGCCGCCGACGTGCGGCTGCCGTTGTTGACGTAGATGACCGATCCCGCTGAGGCGTCCCGGTCGATGAAAATCGCCCCCGTGCCGTATCCGGCAACGGCGTCCGCGGGGACGGTCGTCCCCTGAGCGAGCATGATGTCGCCGGCGTCATCCTTGACGTAGATGCCGTCGGCCGAGTGCAGCGTGTGTACCTGGGACATTTCTCGTTCTCCTGCCGGACTTGCGGTTTCTTCGTTTCGGGATCAGAATGGGGAGTGGTTCATTTCCCCGGAGGCATCATGCGAAAACTGTTGCGTGAATCGTTGCTGGCTCAGGTGCTCGTGCTGTGCCTGGCGTTCTGTTGTCTGGTCGGGCTATCGTGGTCAGTCGTGTTCGTTCATGCGTCGTGGGAGGTCGCCCAAGGCCGCAAGCATCAGGATGTCAGCAATGAGGGACAGGCTGCGGCACGGGACGGGTTAGCGTTGCGAGACAACCCCTACGGCGACATCCAGCGCAGGGCTGCATGGGAATCCGGCCACAGGGCGGCAAGCGATGCGATGCGCCAGAATCGGTAATCACGGCTCTACATCCTCCGTGACGAAGATGGCATCGAAAACTTGTGAGTTTGTCAGCACGACGTTCAGCTTTTCCCCGGACGCAGTTTCCACCCAGCCCATCGGGTTGTATGGCCAGACGATGATTTGCAGTTCGCCAGTCGCGTCAGTTCCAAACGCCGGTGTCAGGTCCGTCGTTCCACCAGACTGAAGTTTCCATGTTCCGGTGTTTGTCTTTGTTCCGATAAGCGACATCGCCAGCAAGCGAATCTTCTTGTTCGCCACTAGGGCGCGAATGTCGGCGCTCGTTGTCGTTGATACCTTGGTGTACGTAACCGGTCCGTGGTGGCCGACCTTGACGGTGTGTGAAGCGTATGGATCGCCAAAATCGTTATCGGGCATGTCAGTTCGCCGTATGGGTCACAGGTGTCAGTGAATTCGACCGCCGATAGTCCCGCGCACTCCACGGGTCGCCGTATTCGCCGCCGTCGTCCGAGTTGTCTCCGTTGTAGCCCAGCCGCTCCGGCCGGTTCGCCCGACCGTCGAACGCCATCGACGCAGCCAGCCGCTGTTGGAACTGGTCCCAGTACGCCCCCCGCGATTCCTCAACCAGCAGTTCCGCCGCCGCCAGGCAGCTTGCCAGGATGGTTTCACTGTGATCCGATGCTCCCCAGGCGTAGGTGTCGCTCGTCCCCAGCGCGTCCGCCCGCGCCCGGTAGCGGTAGGTGAACGTCGCGGCATCCGTCACCCGCGGGTAGAACATGATCTCCTGCCGCGTCCCGGAAGCCGTCGCCTTGTTTTTCGTGCGGATCGCCGCGAGGTACGGCTTATCGACGGCCGAGAGGATGTCCCGTTGCCGCAACGACCGGATGCGGGCTTCGCCGACGATCTGCACTTCATGCCATACGTCGTCCGCCTGCGCGTAGGTGGGAGGCGTGTTGGTCATGTGCCCGAACGCATCCGGCAGATCGTAGTCGTCCTGATGCACTTCCCACGTGGACACCGACGAATCAGTGAGCGTCAGGTCGTCCAGAGTCACCTGCGTGTCGCTATCGCGCGTGTTGATCGAGTAGTCCGTCCCTTCGACGCGAAGCATCCCGGACGCCGCCCACGAGGGGAACGTGCCGCTGACAAGGGTCGCCACTCCCGACGCCACGGTGAGCGTGCCGGTCGAGTAGGCGGCAACCATCGTGATCGTCGCCGTCGTGGTCAGGAACGACCATTCGTGCGCCCGTCCGCCGGTGCGCTCGATCGGCGGCTGGTAGAACTGCCGTAACCCGCTGTCGAGAATCCGGTCCACCCGCGCCTTCTCCGCCGTCGTCATCGTCGAGTAGTCGGAGTTTCCCCCGTACACGTACTCGGTGATCCGGTCGCGGAGATTCGTCAGCGAGAGTGTTAAAGTGGCCTCAGCCATATCACGTCAGCGCGGGTTCGCGTTTTTGCTTCTTTTCAGGCACGGGCGCCACGGGAGCGTAGTCGTACACTTCCGGCTTGGGATCCTCGGGATGCACGTCAGCCGGGAGGGACAGGTGCCCTCCCATCACGACCACCAGCATCATTTCCCGTTCGTCGAGTCCCTTCCGGCCGACGCGGTTCCGCATCGCCCATTCGGCAGTCGTGAGGTCACGCAGCGCCGCAGGGGGGATGGCGATGAACTCGCAGTCGAACAGCCGGGAAAGACATTCCTTCTGAACGGGGCTGAATTTCAGGATCATGGGTTCTCCATTGGTTACGGCAGCGTGCCGCCGCAGCGCCACCAGTCGATACACAGGTTGAGGTTGGCCGTCGCCGTGCCGATCTTCGTGGCGAGCAGCAGGGCCAACTCTTCGCCCGCCGGAAACGCCGCCGCTTCGATGAGCGCCTGCGTGACGTAGGTGGACTTCTCCAGCCCGTCCACGAAAATCTTGATCTTCTTGCTGTTCGGGTGGTTGAACGGGTCGTACAGGAATCCGACCTTGTAGTAGGTGTCGGCGACCATCGTCTGCACGCCAGCGATGACCTCATTCAAGGTCTGACTGGCCTTCTGGTACACGAAGTCCATCGCCGCGCCGTCGTCCGCCAGGTTGCGGAACCCGATGAAGTCGGCGGTCGTTTTGAGAACGAAAGTGTCGTCCACCATCGCGTCGGCGATCGCCATTCCCTCTTCCGAACAGCCGCAGAAGAACCCAATCCCGTCGTTGGCGATGGAGTTCTTGCGAATCCGCGCCTCAAACGCAAAGATTTGCGGAGCGGCGTCGTCGATCGTGGCCATCACTCCGGCGTTGCCGCCGGAGCAAATCGAAGTCTCGTCGTTGTCCGTTCCGTCGTGGTTCATCTTCAGGACGCCGCCGATCTGCGTCGGATCGCCCTTGATCGTGCAGCCAGAGTCGATGTAGCTGGCATACTTGCCGGCGGTGTCCGAATCCGCCGACATATCGTTCGGATTCAGGAAGTCGTCGTGGAAGAAAAATCCGCCGTTGCCGTTCGCCCACTCGAAGATCGGGAGCTTGCCCCAAATGCGGGCGGACGGGTTGCGGTTGGTGTTGGCGCTGGTCTTGCTGTAGCCTGGAACGAAAGCCATGATCAGAGTCCTTTCCTTTTTGTCCCGGTCTCGCCGCCGTGAACACCGCGGCGGCGCTTAACCCGAACACTGGTGGATCAAATTGGGTTAGAAGCCGGTGTTGGTGGCGATGACGAAATTCTGACGGCGGTCCTTGCAGCAGAAGTTGTGGGTCAGGTCGATGTCCTGAATCAGCGTGCGATGCGCGGTCGGATGCTGCCGCACCTTGGACTCGCGGAGGTATTCCCCGCTGAGCACGACGCACTCGAAGGCGTCCAGGCAGACGCCGTAAATCGGGTCGGTCGTGTCGTTCTCGTCGATGTACGAGGCGTACTCGATNGGCGTCCGGCGGATCGTCACCAGNCCGTCCTTCGAGGCCACGTCGTTGCCGAGGCTGTCGTTCTGNCCTTCCAGCAACTCTTCGAGCGGNCGNATCAGGTCNTAGCCCGCGAACAGCACAAACCTGTTCTGGAGCTTTGTCCCCTCGTTGGACGGCCGCTGATTGGTGGACGAGGAGTAGGGGACGGGCGGGCGGAACTTCGTCTTGACCATCGCCGTGCGGACCTTCCGCACGAAGTCGGTCTTGGAGACGGTCGTGTACTGCGCCGACCAGTTCTTCCACCGCGCAAATGTCGTCGGGTTGAGGTTGCCGACCGTGGTGAAGCCGGTGGGCGTTGCGCCGTTGAAGCCTTCCGTGTTGTTCTTCACGATCCAGTAGGGCAGGCCGAACGGAGCCAGTTCGTCGGACGAACTGGGAGGCGCGCTGAAGAAGTTGGTCTCGCACTGCTCCGCCAAACTGGTCATGGCGTCGTGCTTCGATGTCTTGAGCATGTCCACGATCTGACCGGGATCGCGGTTCATGGAGATCAGCCGCTCTTCCAGCGTCCAAAACGTGTGCGTGGTGCGCCACGGCACCTCGCCCGTCTTCATCACGTCGGCCGACGTGTAGTTGTTCTCCTGATTGAGCTTCACGTTCTCCGCGGCGTCGTTGGAGAACAGCCGGACGCGGAACTCGATCTTGGGACCTGATTTGAACGTGGTGCGGTGCTTCGCCAGCATGTAGGGCATCGCCACGTACTTCTGGAGGTCGAGCACGATATCGGACCACTCGTTCCGCTTGAACGTGTTCAGCGTGTTGGTCACGAGGTCCGCGTAGTTTTCGGCGGCGTAGGAAGCCATGTGAAGTTCCTTCGATCAGTGTGTGCGGGGGATGTCAGCTTGCGGTGGCCAGTTCCTGTGCCGGCCGGTTTTCGGCGAGCCAGTTGGCGACGACCTGCCGCGCAGATTCGTCCTCCGTCATGGGCCGCTGCCGCCGCTGCGTGGGTTTGGCCGTGACCTGAGCGCGTCGCTCCTTTGCCTTGGCGGCCACTTCCGAAATCGTGTTCGTGCGGATTTTGTCGCCGAACAGTTGCGCGTATGCAGCTTTCACCATGACCGGAATTGGCGGAACTTCTTCGCCAACGCCGCGGTGCCCTGCTGCAATCCGACGAACCTGCTGCTCCACCATGTCGTAATTGACACGGTGCTTCTGGTCCGTCAGTTCCGCGCGTCGCCCATTTCCGAATTCATCGGGATCAAGTTTCGAGAGGGCGTCCTCGAACTCCCGGTACTGTGCCTCCGCTGCGCGGTCTTCGACTTCGCGCTGCTGGACGGCTTGGAGCTGTTGGTGCTGCAGCGCCATCACGTTGACGTAGCCCTGCAACTGCTGGAAATGCTGGTTCTGTGCGTTCTGCGCCTGGATCGCCGCGTTCTGACGGTCGATGGCTTGCAGCACGATCGGGTCGTATTGCTCCCGCTGTTCCGGCGGGATGACGATTGGCTCGATCGGCGCTGGCGGCTGAATCGGCTGAAACGCCCAAGGCTGCTGCGGATGCTGCTGAGGCTGCGTCGGCTGCCTCTGTTGCTGCTGAACGGCCTGCTGCCATTGCCGCTGCTGCTGAATCCGCGCGTTGGTCGAATGAATCAGCGATTCCAGTGCCTCGCGCGGCATCGCGTCCACATGCGCTTGCGAGAGACCGAGATACTGCCCCCACTGGTAATGCTGCTCGGTCAGCGGCGCGACGGATTCCGGCTCGGGAACAACTTCCGCAACCGGCTCTGCTGCCGGCTTCGGTTCGAGGTGCGAGTAGTCCGGCTCCGCGTTGTAGATCGGACTGCCGTCGTCCGGCGGCGCATCCGTCATCGGAACGTCGGGTGTCTCGACGGCCGGTTCGGACGCGGGTGTTTCGGAGGTGACGGGAGTGGATTCGGGAGCAGTGTCGGCCATGACGAATTGCGGGCAGCAAGGAAACAAAAAAAGCCCGCAGCCTCACGATTTCTCGTGAAGATGCGGGCTTTGTTAGGCAAATACCCTTCGGGTTATGTCATGCGACGCCGATAGTCTTCAAAGGCGTGCTGCGGGATTCCTTCTGTGTAACTTATTTCCAGCGTGATTCTGCCGCACAGCTTTTCTTCAACCGCCCGTGCGTGGGAGACGATCAGGCGGCGAAGTGCTTGCTGTACGATTTCCGAAACTTCATCGTGATTATGGAGCAACCCGTTGGATTCTGTCAATGGGGAATTCCGCTTTCAGGCCGGGCGATGAGGACGAGGTTGCTAGGAAAAATTGATTCGTACAACAATCCGTCAGGCACCGAGTACGATACCTTGACCATCTGCATCGTCTCGTCAAATCCATCAACACGGATTAACGGACCGCCACGATGACGCACCACCAGATCGCCCACCCGGAAGTCGTGCGTCGGCTTCGGCTCTGACCGCTCCAGCTTCACCAAACAGCACACCGGATGCCATTGCGCAAATCCACCAGAATCCTCGCAGTAGGCGCTAGCGCCGGTTTCGCTGATTCGCTTCACGGTGAACTTCGGGCCTACCGTGTCCTCTTTTCTCACCACGCAGTCACCGATCTTGAAATCGTACTCCGGCTTCGGCGGTTCGGCTGGCGGCGTGATCGGGCCTGCGAATTCGTTATCTCGGAAGGAAAACATATCGCGGTATGCGTTCGTGTCGATAATTCCCACCCGCAATCCGTCAACTCTCATCCAATACCATCCCGGCTGCGTCGGCTCCCCTCGCGTCCACTGCAATTCGGTCATTCGCTCGCCTCCCGCCCTGATGGGCCGCACAATCTCGAAGTTCTTCACGAGGAACCCGCCGATGCAACGCGCACAGAACGGCCCGTAGACAGTTTCCGTCGGATAACTCACGTTAAAAGAGCACGGAATTGTCTTTCCGTGGACCTGGCAAATATGCGTGCGAGGATCATACGCTACCGTGCTGAACACTTGGATTCCTTCGTCCATCACGCACCTCCCATGAAAATCCGCTTCGCCACCGGCGTCTTCTGCGGCGTGCTGCGGTACTTCGCGCGACCTTTGACGTGCATCCCCTGCGTCTTCAAGTACCTGTCCCGGTGAACCATCGACGTGAACTCCGGCTGGCCGAGTGCGTTGAAGTGCGTCGGCACGCCGATTCGCGTTGCCGCTTCCTCAGCCGCCCGCGCGTCCATCGGATGCACGGCGGCGGATTCGCTCACCAGCGGCTGCGCGTGGCGGTAGGTGCGCGTGACCATCGGAGCACCGCTCCGCTTGTAGCCGACGGGCGGCGTGAACTCGTAGGCGTTGAATTCCTCCCGCGACATCTCGCGCCCGTTGATCTTGTAGACGACGCTCATCCCTTCCCTTCAACATTCATCATGTACCACTTGTTGGCCTCGACGAGAGCGGTGAACGGATCGGACCATTCGAGTCGATTACCAGTAATGTCGGCGTATGACGTACCGGTAATCCCGATCCATGTAGTGCCGAGAGCGTTCCCGTCCACGGACACGCTCCACACGCCGTCTGAAACCTTAATTGCCGAGAACCGCCGCCGCATCATCACGTCGAATGCGTTGCGAGACAGGGCTATGAACTCCGCGTCAGTTTCGGAGTGCCCGCCTTCGTCGTAAATGTGCATCTGCTGATCGTGCGGCGCTCCAGATGGGCCATCAACATAGCACCCGCTGGACTCCCACGGAGCGGGAGTCAGTTTTTCAAGGTCAATACTCATGCCCCCATCCCCTGCGGCATCTGTGCCTCTTGACCGCCGCTCATCAACTGCTGGATCATCGACGCATTCCCCTCCGCCGGTCCCCGCGAACTACTCACGCGCTCGTTCACCCGGTGCGTCATCGGCGACTGCCGCATCTCCGTCCGCCCGATGCTGCCGCCCAGGTCCAGCTTCTGACCGTTCGCCGTAATCACGTCCGCGATCTCCGGCACGTTGGTGAACAGCGCCTTCAACCGGAAGTATTCCTTCATGTCGATTGCCAGCCCCTGTGCTTCCATCATCGGCGCAAACGGTGCCGCGGTCGCAATCACCTGATCAAGGATCGCCGCCTTCTGCTGCGGCGTCTGATATACCATTGAATGCGGCTCGATGATCAGTTCGTGCAGGAAGAACGGGTGCGAGCGCTCCTCAGGCGTCAACTGCGTCGTGACCGGGCCTTCCACGTCGCTGTAGCCTTCGACGACGATCTCCGTTTCGTAAGCCTGATACGGGTCCATCCACACCCAGTAGGCGTAGTCCGTCAGCACCCACCGCAGGAACTCCATCACGCGAACCGTCATGCCTTCGATCTGCGAGTTGATGTTCGCGTTCAGAATCTTGTCCTGCCCGACCGTCTCGCTGCCGGTCGCCAATCCGCCCAGCACGTCGAGATTGCCCGCCATCGACTTGAACAGGTTGAAGAGTTGCAGCATCCACGCGAACGATTGCTGGTCGATGCCGCCGTAGCTTTTCTCCTGCAGCGCGTTCGGATCGTCCAGTGCGACCACATCGCCGTCCGAACAGGTTCTGGCCTTCTCTGCATCACCCGTGTTCTCGCCGCGGGTCACGCCGATGTTCTTCTGCCGCTTCGCCTGTCGGTCCAACTTCCGCATTAGCCCGTTGACCATGCGGTGCAGCGACTGCCAACCCATCGCCGGGGAGATCGGCATCGTATTGCCCGGCACATCCTGAAAACTCAGCCAGCGGAACGGCCCATGCTTCGGTCCCCGCCACTCGACCACCTTCAACAGAATCTCGAAGTCGTCGGAGAGGGTCAGGACCATGCCATCTGCCGGCAGGTAAATCTCCCACAGCTCGACGAGCTTGCCGAACTCTCCGGGCAAACCGGTCTTGCCCTGAATCTCGCTCACCCGTGAGTCGTTGCCGTGTACCCACTCGGAAACCTGCAACCGCTGCCGCGATTCAGGGTCGAACGTCTCATCTTTCATCGCCTCTTCGAGCGGGATACGGTAGCGATGCCCGCGGTATGACGTTTCCTCCATGCTGCGGGCGCTCATATCATGCACCCAATCGTCCAGCAGGATCGGGACGATGAAGGGCTTCGTGCCGGCAATCACGGTCTCGCCAACTGAAAAATCGTCATCCGGCTCGACGCCGATCTTGATAAGGCCCACCCCAAACAGCGCGTTCAGGTTCACGGCAAACAGCGTGGACATGATCGACTCGTCGTACAAGTCGCGGTTGACAACACCCGCCAGCTTTGTCCCGGCCGGACGGACGCGCTGATCCCGTGTGTGAACGGCAATCTGCGGCGACTTGGGGAGCAGCGCCCGCTGGTAGATGCGGATCGCCAGTTCGATCAGGTTCAACGGAACGGGCTTGTCGGCGCCGCTGTTCGAGTAGTACGTCCCCACCATCTGCTCGACGGCCGACTTGTAGACCGCGCGGAACGGTTCCAGCAGTTCGCGCGACTTCAGCAGCGCTTCGGTGAGCGAGAGCAGCGACTGCTTGTTGGTGGGGTCGAACATTAGCCCTCTTCTTCCTTGGGAAAGGAAAGGGCGGTAATTTCATCGACGAACCGCCGTCGATCATCTTTCCGCAGCAGTGCCGATTTGATCAGTTCCCAGATCACCGCCGCAAACGCATCAGCCTGACATTCCGTGGTGAAGTTTCTATCAACCGAACCCTTGCGAGTGCCAAGCGTCTTGCACTCTCCGTAACAGGACTCGATAAATTCCACGCAAAGCGCCCGTTCGGCAACCGGCTCGATTGATGACATTTGGCTGGTCCACAAGGAACGAAAAAACGCCGCAAAAGCACGACCCTCGTTAAATCACCACTCATCAGCCGCAAATTCAGCTTCCCGCTCCCGTTCCCGCCTCCGGTAGGCGAGACTCCCAAACCGTGGCTCCTGGTGCTCCTCCGGCCTCCGCTCGATGCTGCCACGGAACACCAGCTTGCAACAGAGCGCGTCGGCGATCACCCTGTCACCATGAGCATGACCTTGCTTCTGGCGTTCGTCAAGACCTTTGTACGTGACGCTGTTGCCGTCATGCACGTAATTCCCCGCCTCCCGTAGCGATTCGGCGCAGGGGTTGATGAACCGCCGGGAGTACAAAGCCTCCTTGTAGTCCGTCAGCAGGACCATCTTCTGCTGTTCGTTCATGTAAAAACCCGGCTTGTCGCTGATCGCCTTGTTCAGCCGGTTCTCGTCGCGGTAATACCATACACGCGCGAACTTCAACCGCTCGACGACGTGCCGCCCGAAAGTCTGCCCCGGACCGTTCGCCTCCCAAATCATCTGTGCCGGTTGACCGTAGCAGTGAAAGAACCTCGCCAACGCCACGGTCTGCTGTGCGAACTCCTCGATCGACCAGCGGTTGCTCACAAGCTGCGCGACCATCGTACCGTCGAGCAGGTTGCCGACGCTCGACACCGAATTGCTGGCCCCACTCCCGTGCGAGATGTCGGAACCGACGCCGAACTCGTGCCGCGACTTGACGACCCAAGACGGAGACTCGTCGTACAGCGCGTCGTTGTACAGCGGAATCCAGATCGACAGCGGACCCCCTTCCGTCTGCTGGAACACCCACAACGGCTGCTGCTCGCTCCCCTTGTTTTCCAAAAAGCCACGCATGAGCGGCTGCTTGACGTGTTCCTGACGCAGCGCGTCGAGCAGTTCGGGCGGGAAGAACGGGTTGCTCGACCCCTGATAGTCGATGTCCAGTTCCTGCGCGATCTCGATGGGACCGGACGCGCGGGCACACTGCTTGTCGTACCACGGAGATCTGACGCCCTCTTCGCCCTGCGGCACTTCGCCGTTGAACAGGTAGCCGGGATTCTTGCGGTGCCACTCGTGGTCGATGATTTCGACCTGCGTCCCCTTACCCAGCGGCCGATACAGCCCCTGATTCTTCTCTGGATGACTCGACCAGTGCATCCGAATGCGGGGCGTGCCCTTCTCCCGGATCGAGAAGAATGCGTTCTGCGGTCCTTTGGGTGTCGAATTGAAGATGCGGGTGTTCGTCGTGGCAATGGTCGCGGCGAGAACTTCGTAGCCACCACCCTTGACGGCCGCAAACTCGTCGCAGCCGATTGCCGTCCGCCGTCCGCCGCGGCCGATGTTGTCCGTCGTGGACTCGCCTTCGATGACGGACCCATTTTCTGGATTGACGAGGTACAGCTTC